CGGCACCACCACGCTAAATCTGATCGATTGCTGTTTACTGCGCGATACAGACAGCGGCATGGCCTGGTATGTCGGCCTCAGCGGATCTGTGGATACCTGGCCGGGCGGCGCAGTCTACAAATCGAGCGACAACGGCGCCACCTGGACGCTGGCCACGGCAGCAACTCGCACCCAGGCGGCACAGATCGGAACGGCGACTACTGCATTGGCAACGGCAGATTGCCGAGTCTGGGACAAAAGCAACGCCCTGAACGTGATGATGCAGGCCGGCGCCACACTATCGAGCGCCACCGAACTGGCTGTGCTTGATGGCGCCAATGCCGCACTGCTTGGCGCGCATGGCCGCTGGGAGCTGATCCAGTGGCTGACCGCCACGCTGGAAAGCGATGGCAGCTACACCCTGAGCAACCTGCTGCGCGGCCGCAAGGGAACCGAACATGCCGCCTCCAGTCATGTGATCGGCGACACTTTCATCGTATTGAGCGCCGCCACGCTGCAACAACTCGCCGTCACCACCAGCGAACTCAACGCCGAACGGCTATACAAAGCCACTACCTCCGGCCAGTTGATCGAGGCGGTAGACAGCGAAGCCGCTACCTATACCGGCGAGCGACTGAAGCCGTTGGCACCGGCAGACTTCCATGCCATTCAGCAAGCCAACGGAGACATTCACCTGAAATGGAAGCGCCGCGACCGCATCGCACGCGCTTGGAGCAGCAGCGTCAGCCTGCCGCAATCCGAGTCGACAGAATCCTATGAAATCGATATCGCCATTTACGGAGATATTGTGCGCACGTTGACTGCCACATCTGAGTCAGCAACCTACACCGCCGCAGAGCAGCTAACAGATCTAGATGGAGTGACAAGTGAAACTGCGACATTCGGTCTTTATCAGATCAGCGCCGCAGTAGGAAGAGGACATATTTCCGCGATCAGTCAAATTATTGAAGCAGCAGCAGATACGGGCATTGAACCGCCAGAGGGTGGCTCCGACTCATTTATATTTTCCGCCCAATCTACACAATGGACCGGTACATATTTGATCGCCGCCAGCCAATTTGGCACAGGCGCATGGTGGTATTCAGCAGATGCCGCAACGTGGACACCAGCGACAAGCACTACTAGCGGTCCAGGCGAGACGATTGTCAACGGAACCACCACAATCAGCGCATACATCCCGTATATCCAGGTCAGCACAAGCGCCACGCTGGCGACATGGACCGCCCGCAGCGTGGCGGATTGGAAAGTTACATGGGCAGCCTTTGATGATCGGGTCTATGCCGGCGTCTGGGATGGTACGCAATACGTTTATGTCCACGCCGGATGGAATGTATTGAGCACTGATACTGTTTCATGGAGCCATGAACTCAACGACTTGCCCGCGCCAACCTACTACGACGGCAGTAATCTGATAATCAAACGAGTGTTGATGTTCGGCTCAACCTACGTGGCAATATTTTTTGCGTCGGATCTTGGCGGATACGCATATTTCCGTAGGCCAAAATGCTACATCTACACATCGACGGATAGAGTGACTTGGACGCTGCGTTATACCGGGGACGATTTTACGCGGCTTTTCGATTTATGGACTGACGGATCAACATTAATTGCGGTCGGCACAAAAAATGCAACTTACAACGCATACGAATCGCCATTGGTAATCAGATCGACAGACGCCACAACATGGACAGAAATATCAATGCCATCGGCGGTATTAACCGATCTCAGCTTATATGGCATTTCCGCGCTGACATCTGGGAGATTGGTCGCCGTAGGTCGAGCTTCATATTACTCAGATGATGACGGTTTGACATGGTATGCCGCCGGTGCACCTGCCACGATAGGGCGTATCCACGGCCCCGGAAGTTTTTTAGCCATCAGCGACGTGACGGATACAGAAATCTATACCACGACAGACGGTACAACTTGGCTTCAGGAGATTTAAAATGAGCAGTTCAACCCCCTTACTCGATCTGCTGACCACCAATGCACAGCAGGAACCAGGCGCCAATGAATTGTTCAACGCCTCCAGCCCGGCTACCCTGTTCGCGCGGCGTGAATCCGCCACCAGCGGCCTGACCTGGGGTTACTACGGCGGCGCCATCCTGGTCGCCGGCGTGGTCAGCGCCATCGCCAACGGCACCGTCGCACTGTCCACTTCCACGACGAACTACGTCGAGGCCACAAATGCCGGCGTGGTCAGCAAAAACACAACCGGCTTCACCGCCGGCCAGATCCCGCTCTACACCATCGTCACCGGTTCCAGCACAGTCACCAGCTACACCGATCATCGCGTATGGGGCGCGCTGCTCAACCCGCGCGTCGCCATCAGCATGGCCAGCGACACCAACAAAACGCTGACCCAGGCCGAAGCGCGCGCCGACATTCTTGATATCAGCAGCGGCGTCAGCCTAACCGCCACACGCGACATCGTGCTGCCGTTGGCGGAAAAACAATGGACCGTCGCCAACCTCACCACGGGCGGCCAGTCCCTGCAATTCATCGGCGCATCCGGCACCGGCATCACCGTCGCCAACGGCAAGCGCGCCATCATTTATGCCGATGCCACCAACATCGTGCGAGTCACCCCAGACACCTAACCACAGATAGGAGCCTTTATGCCGGACCCGATAACCAAACTGATCGAGCACAGGTGGGAAACGATCTATCAAGCCATGGCGTTTTCGTTTACTGGCATCATGATTGCAATCGGCCAGATGCTGCAATCAGAGAACCCCATTACCTGGCGCCTGGCACTCGGCCGCTGCATCACCACCGGTGGCCTGGCACTGGTGGCCGGCTCGGCGCTGGCGCTGTTTCCCGATCTGCCATTTATTGCGCAGTTGGGCATTGCCGCCGGCCTGGCCAGCCTGGGCAATTCCGGCCTGGAATTGATGGCGCAAAAACTGCTGAATCGCGGTGGATAAATGATCACCAGCCGCGTCCTGAAAGCCGTCATGCCCATGCTTTCCGCCCAGCAGGCAGCGGAATACCTGCCCAGATTATTGATTGGCGCGCAGCGCTTTGAAATCAACCGCCCGGAGCGAGAAGCCGCATTTCTTGGTCAACTCGCACATGAATCCGGCGGCCTGAAATATTGGGAAGAAATCGCCAGTGGTGCATTTATCAACTCTGCCACCTACGCGGAATTGACCATCAGGATCAAACGGGACGGAACAGAGATCTACTCTTCCGTCAGTTTGTATCAACTGGGTGGCTTGTTCAGCATCAGCGCAGTCGATACCCCGTCATCAGGCTCCCGCACGTACACCGTGACTGTCAGTGCCCTCAGCGCCAGCTTTTACGGGGCCGTAACAGTATCGTCCAGATCCATGATTGCCCTGGAGGCAAAACGATGAAACGCTTTTGCGTAGTGTCACAGAATGGCGAAGTACTTCGCACCGGAACATGTCAGGACGACATGATCGATGTGCAGGCTGGAAATGGCGAGGCATCAATCGAAATCCCGCCGGAGCACGACATGCCGGCGAACCACTACTACGAGGATGGCGCATTCATTGATCTGTCGGCACAGCCATCGCCACATCACCGCTTTGACTTCGCCGCGAAGGCCTGGGTACTGGATATTGACCAGGTGACATGGGCGGCTATCCAGAGCAGGAATGCCGCCCTGTCCGAAAGCGATTGGACACAACTCCCCGATGTTCCACTGGCAACAAAATCAGCGTGGGCAGCCTATCGCCAGGCACTCCGAGACATCACCGATCAGCCAGGATATCCGCTATCGATCAGCTGGCCTGAAATGCCCGCATGAAACAGAGCCATACAAATTCCACAACAGCCGCCTTCTGGCGGCTTTTTTTATGGGGAGCACGATGACAGAACCAACCAGCACCACTACCGGCATCATCGCCGGCGCAGGCATCGGCCTGACCGGCACCATGATGGGTGCTCAGATCGATGCACTGCTGATGGGAATGATCGCCGCCATCTTCGTCAGCATCTGGCTGCCATCCATCAATGACCGTGTGCGCGCCGCATCCTCGGTCGCCATCTCCAGCCTGTTGGCAGGATACGGCTCCCCCGTGCTGGCTGGGTGGCTAATCGCCCAACAGCACGGTTTCGCAACCGGCCCTGAATTGCGCATGTTTCTCGCTGTCCTGATCGGCGCTGTCAGCCCGATCCTGATGCCAGCCGCAATAGAGCGCGCCCGCAGCTTCATCCTTGGAGGCAACCAACCATGACCCTGCTTTCTGGACTTTGCCTGCTATCACTCATCGTTGTCCTGGTGCGAACTGTACACGTCATCTCCAGTATCGATATCCATCGCTATACCGGCCATTGGATCAGATTTGCCGCTCTCGGCGTGTACTGGTCAGTACTTTGTGCCGGTGCGGTTGCCGTCACGGTTGGACAACCGATCGGCGGACCCATGCTGCTGATTGCCATCGCGCTACTCAAAATCTCTGACCGGAGGCGTACATGAAAATCACGATCAAGCGGATCCACATCATGCCCGGCTACACCGTCGGCGAGATCGCCATCGATGGCCAGCGGATGGGCTTCACGCTCGAAGATGAAGTGCGCGAGCGAGTTGGTCAGCCTGTCACACGCTGGAAGGTGTCCGGCGCCACGGCAATCCCGGCTGGCGAGTATCCCGTGCAGGTCACGATGTCCGCACGCTTCGATCGCCTGCTGCCACTGCTGGTCGATGTACCGGGCTTCTCCGGCGTCCGCATTCACCCTGGCAACAGCAGCAGCGACACAGAGGGCTGCATCCTGGTCGGCACGACCTGGGGTGGTGGCGACTGGATCAGCAATTCACGCGCTGCATTCAATGGGATTTTCGCGCTGATCAACGGCGCATACACGCGCGGCGAGCGCATCACGCTTTCGATCGAATAGGAGGCAATCATGATTTGGTAACTGAAGGATATGGTCACTGAGACCGACAACAAAACGACGGATGTCATTCGCGTGCTGGCCTTGCTCGCCGTGGTCATCGGCTTGGCACTGCAAGTCTGGGTCGTGATTCGCTGGACCGGACCCGCGCCTCAGCCGTTTGATTTTCAAGCATTCGGGTTGGGGCTGGGCGCGACGTTTGCTGGCGTCGGCGCGGCGCTCAAGCTCAAGCCTGAGACGCCCAGCAAGGACGATGTGACATGAACCCATATCTCATCATCGGACTGCTGATCGGATGGCTGGCCAGCCTCGCGGGTGTCGGCTGGTGGCAGAACGATGCCGGCCATGTCGCCGAGCGCACAGCTTGGCAGAAGCGCGAGAACTCAGAACTTCGCACGGCCAACGACAAGATCAGATCCATGCAGGACAGCGCCCGGCGCAATGAACAGTTGCACGCCGCTGCGCTGGCAGATGTTTCGACCAATTACCAAAAGGAGTTGAGCAATGCGATCAAACAACGTGCTGCTGATGTTGCCGCTGTGCGCGCTGGCACTCTCCGGCTGCGCTACCACAATCCCCCCAGCATCTACGCCATTGGTGATAGCCCCGCCGAAACTGGCCCCGGCGCCGGCGGATGGGATGGTCCCAAGGGAGCCGAACTTCCGCAGTCGATTGTTGCTGATCTTCTCGGCCTCCCCGCCGCCGCTGACGAAGTCATCCGCCAGCCAAC